GATTTAAGTTCATTCATAATATCAAAAGAGTTCCATCTATCAAATGTTACCTTTTTAATTCTAAATCCTCGTGAACGTAATTCAAGAATATAATTCTTAACATCTTTAAATTCTACTGTTTTATCTGCTGTTGGTGTCCACCATCTAACTGCATCTACAACCACAAATGGATTAATTACTTCATGGTCATTAAAGGTACTAAGAGTTACCCACTTATCAACGTGTGCAAGTGCTACCGCACAGTGGTCATGTTTTTGTGCAAGGTCAACGTGAACATAGTATTCTTTATCTTCCTGTGGCTTAAATGATTCAAAAAATCTTCCAGTAGAGTCTACGCCATTGGTTCCACTAAAACAAGTTTCAATTTTTTCTCTTGAACGGAAGAAAGCGTCAACAGCATCAGGTGGCATACAAGCAAAACGAGACAAAGCATCAATTGGATTTTTATAAAATGCAATCTTAAAATCATCTATGCTTCTTGTAGGATTAATCTCCCATGTTGGTCTGCGTAATGCAAATACTTTTGGAAACTTATATGCATTAATTACATCCTCTTCCCATTCAACAGTAAACTCATTTGATGAATTACCATCTTCTATTGCTTCATCAAGCTTGAAAGTATGTTCTTTTATTTCAATAGTTTTATCTGCAATAACAGATTCGTATCTTGTTTGAATATAATCATTTTTGTATCTAGGGAAAGAAAGCAAAACTACCTTTCCAAAATCTGGGAAACGGGAGTCAACAGATGCACGATACATTTCATAAATAGCTGAAGCAGTTTTTGCTTGATCAGAACCAGATGTTGATTCTGTTGCGAAGCCTGAAATCTCATCAAGAATTACACAGAGTACGTTGTAACCTTCAAACGATTCTCTTTCAGAGTGACCTGAATGACAAGTGATTCCCTTATCAAAACTTACAGCACCAGCAGTTGGTGTGTACCTTCCTTGAAACCAAGGTGACTTATCTAATCTTGTTTTAAATCCCTTAAAGAAAACATTTTTTGCTTGTTCAGAGTTAATAGCAATATTAAGAATATCAATAGAGTCACCTGGAGGCTTACCAAAATATCTTGCAGGATCCTTTAAACATAACAATAAATAAACCATGTAGGACACCGCAATTGTTGACATGTAATCTTTACCAGATCCCTTGCCTAATTGTAAGATTACTTCATTACAGGTTTGATTCCATCTATCTTCTGCTGTTTTTTCTCCATACAAACCTACTAAAGTTTGCTTTTTATAGATTTGACTCATTGCTTTAATAGCATCATACTGATATTTAGAAAGTGGTGGCAGACCTAAAAAGTCTTCAGATGTAACAAACTCTTCTAACTCAACTGGCTTTTCGTCAAACTCGTCACCACCAAGAAGATCAATAATATCTTCAAACATTAAATTTCCTCTGCTTGACCTGTTACTTTGCTAAGTTTTCCAAACACGATTGGCTTACATCTTTCACAACCTGAAACAACATCACGAATAATTTCAACAAGAACTTGTTGCTTTTCTTCTGTTTCTACAATCTTTTCTGCCATCTCGTTGTTATCAAGCATACCTGCTTTTTGTAACATATCAATCTGCTTTTGCTGAACATCTGCTACAAGTTTCAATGCTGCAGTCTGTTGTGGAAGCTGTCCTTGTCTTTTGGCTTCTTCAATAACTTCCCATGCTTCTTTAATAAGCATTGAGTAGTGTTGGTCTGCTCCTGCTAGTGCTTCACGAGCACGAACTTGAACCTGTCTATCGCTACGAATAACCATACGCCATTCATCAAGGTACTCAATAACTTCTGCTCTTTTAAAGCCTGTTGCTTTAGCAATAACTGTAGGGTTTGTATTGCCCCTTAAAAACTCTTCTGCAACTCTGTTAATGTTTTCCCAGCGATTAGCTAGTTCAATTTCAGACATCTTTTTTAATCCTTTTCTTCTTAGGTTTAATTATACCCTTAAAGTCGTGCAAATAAAAGGATCTGTATCCTGTATTTCCAATAACGTCAATCCACTCTATTTCTAACTTAGTATTTTTGACGTACTTTTCAAACTTAAACTCCCCACGAACATTCTTTATTTTAACTAATGTTCCTGGCACAATAGTATCTTTTCCATGCTGGTATTCAAACTTAACATCCCAATTAGGATTGTACTTTAACTGCACCTTTCTTTTTGACATTAACGATATCCACCAGATGTTGGAGCCCAAACAGAAACGTGTCCAACTGTCCAACTTCTTGTAAGAACATTTCCACATTCTCCACATTGCTGATGATCTCTGTCATCTACCCTAACATTTGACTTTGTAATAGTCTTATCACATTCAATACAGGTATACTCATACGTTGGCATTGTATTTTCCTTCTAGTCTATTAATTTCATCATTAATATAAAAGATTGCTTTCTGCAAGTCTTCTATTTGCTTTCTATCATCTTTAATGCCAGCTCTCCATAGGTACTTAAAGGCATTTCCAATATTAAAGTTTCTGTGTCTTGTAATCTGAATACACTCTACCCCAGACGGGTCAGATGTATAATGCTCAGGATGATTTACCTGATCTACTTCAATGTGAAACTTTTCTTTATCTTTATATTCAAACATTTAACTCTCCATATATTTCTTTAATTCTTGGTACCGCATGTTTAGCAGTTATATCTTCCCAGTTCCATTGTTTGTGTACTTCAATAGACTTGTCAAAAGATTTCTTAAACTCTTCTTCCCTGTTTTCATAAACCTGCTTCATATTATATCTTATAGAGTTAACATCTGGAAGATAAATTTTTCCTAAATATGTATCTGTAAGATATTCTGGTAAGCCATCTGGTATATCAGATAACTGACTTTCAATCTTATGGTCAATTAGGTCTTTGTATTCTGCCCATTCCCAAGTTGTAATGGTTGGTAGTCCTGTTGCCATTGCTTCTAATGGCATCATTCCAAATCCCTCACCCCATGAAGGGTACACAAGACAATGTGTGTTATGTAACATCTTAAGATAGTCGTTAAATCCTAAAGACTGTTTAATTGTTTTAACATTCTTGTACGCCACTTCTGGTGCAACTTTTTTACCAGTACCATCATCAACAAGAATTGTGTGACCACGATCATATGCTTTGATAATCATAATTACATCTTCATTGTCTGCAAACTCTTCTAAGAAAGCTTCAACCGCTACCTGCCCACCTTTACGAACATAAGGCTCACCAGTGTGTAAAAAGAAAAACTTATCTTCTCTTAGTTTTCTTTTTGCTGGAACAAACTTTCCAGATACACCATGTGGGTAAACATTAATTGGCTTGTCAACTTTTTTTCTAAATACATCTGCAGTCCATGTTGATGCTGCCCAAACTTCATCGCCCTTATTCAAGCACTCAGCCCAGTAATCTGATATCTCTGTTGTTTCGTGAGAAGAATATAAAATATTATATGCTCCAGAAAACATTATGTGTTGATTTGGCGTAGCAAAAGAAATATTAATTTTAGAATTTAAGTCAAAATTAGACATCTTAAATCCATTATCAACAAAGCCTTGAGCCATATTTGCAGCAGCAGTTGGATATCCCATATCCTGATTCTTAAACCCCTTGTGAAGGTTTACTCCTGTTAAATTTAACTTCATCTCTTTTTCCATGTTCTTTGATTTTTGATTAAACCATATTCTACCAGATGCCTGTATATCGTCTGGTGACTAGTTTCACATTCTTTTGCAATCTCTTCTATTGTCTTTTTATCTAAAACGTACCTCTTGGTAAGCCATGATTTTGACTTATAAAGCTTCACAGACGCTCCGTAAGCGTTTTATATGCATAATAGGCTATTCCTGTAGCATCTCCCACATCATTGTCTGAAATTGATGTACCAAACTTATCATTGAAGAAATCCATTGTTCTTTGTTTTCTTACTTCTCTGATCTTATTCTTATACCAAGATGCTGACTTTCCAGGGAAATCTTTCTGTACCTGCATCTTTTCAGCATTAGTAAAGTTTTTGTTACCAATATGGGATTGCCAAGAAATAGGTGCGACTGTAACCACCTTGGTTTGTGGCTTTAGAATTACAGACAAGATAGCACCTACAATCATAGCAATCTTTAAACCTGCATCTGCAGATCTGACCATTATAGCAGACTCAACAGCGACATACTCAGGATTACAAAGTTTATGTATTGCCTTTGCTTTATTGTTAGCATCTTTAATTTTGTCATAAATATCTGTTCCAACTATTGGTAGCTTACCCATCTTAGTTGGCACTCCATCTTCAAATAAACAAAATGCAACAGAAGCAGTTGAGGCATCTATTCCAAGTACTCTATCTGCTTTTTGTTTTAGTAGCTTTGACAATTGCACTTTTTATTGCCTCCTTTGCAGTGTTTGCTCTTTCTTGTTTCTTTTTATTTTGACAAAGAATACACATAGAATCTGGGTTATGCATACTTAAAGTTGACCCACAGGAACAAAGTCTTTGTTTACCTGCAAGCCTTTCCTTTTTTGCATAATACTTTTCCATGATTCTTTTGTTTGTAGAAACTCTGCAGCATGTTTGAGAACAATACTTTTGATTATGAGTCTTAAACTCAAAATCATTTCCACATTCAATACAAGCCTTGATCATTGACTGCGTACCTTTAGAGAATCAATTTTAGTTCTACCGTCTGGCTTTGACCAGCAAGAGTCTTTGATTGGGCAGTATGTGCAAGGAAATGCATTTTCTTTAAATGGTCTTTTAATGTTTTTACCATCTACCCACGCCTGGTATACTTCTTTCATCCAGTCAAAGATGTAATCAGCATAAACTTTATTTTCTTCAGACATTACAATTGGAATTACTGCAAGCTCATGTGAATTCTTATTCTCATACAAGAAGAATCCTTCTTCTAAGCCTAGAACCTTCATATAAATTAAAAGCTGTACAACGTGGCTATCTGCTCCAGTTGATGTGTCTTTACGAATATCAAAACCTTCTGCCTTAACTGTTTTAATTTCTCCTACAACTTCTTCACCATCTATTTCCATAATGATATCTGCAAAGCCACGGATAGGTGGATTAACTGACTTAATTTCACGCTCTAGTTCTTTAACTAGTCCAGCCTTTTGCATTGCACCCTGAATGCGTTCATGAGCCTGTGTACCTGCATTCATTGCAGCCATACCTTGAGCATTAAAACTATCTTTAAATTCAGTTCCAGTAAACGCTAAGTTCCAATATCTAGCACAAGTACCATACCCGTAACCAACTGTGGATGGTGAAAAAGTTTTCTTTGTCTTAAACTCTGTTCCATTCTTACCTTGCAGATAAGATTTACCAATTGCAAGACGAAGCTTTTTAGCATCAACCTTTGTGTTTCTTGGTTTTGTTGTTAGTGTTTTTATTAAGTTGTTTACCATATTAGGCTCCTAAGTTATATCTTGCTACATACTTCAATGCATCTACCATTTTATCAAGACTATCTTTCATTGTATAGTAAACGTTTTTCTTTGTGTTATTAATGCTTCCAGAGGGACCTTTTGCTACCGTTGTATAGTATGTTGCAAGTACAGCAAACTTAACACTCATTGCTTGTAGTTTGCCAATTAGGGCTACTGCCTGAACAGATGGAATATCTGGCTTCATCATAATCTTAACAATAATTGCCATTGCCTCATCAAGTTCTGGATCATTCATAAACTCATGAATGTCATTAAACTCTGTTACTTGGTTAATATAATCAAGTGTTGATTCCATTTGCTCTCTCCATTAAATCTTCTAGAGCAGCCCATTCAATGACTGCTAATCTTATCTTTCTTTTCTCACCAATTGATAAAAGCAATGCTGGTGATTTGTTCATATCTGTTCTCAAGGTATCTGTAACAATTTTAGACCAAACATTTTCATTTAACGTAAAACTTTTACCTGCCTCTTTTACATCCACAATAAACTCTTCCCATGATCCATCACCTTTTTGATACTGACCACGACCAGAATTCTTGTGTGCCTTGGCACCTATTCTTTTTAGCTCTCCTGCTTCACTCATAGCTTTGCCTCATTGTTATGACCTGCAGCACAAGTGTAATTAAGAACCATTTCATCTTCATTAAGAATAGCAAACCCAATTGACTCCATACAGGTTTGGCAAACAAATGTTCCAGTTACCTTTAGTCCTTCTGATTCATCATTCTTTTTTAACTTAATAAAGTCTTCTGGATTTATACTCATAGCTTTGAATATACCTGTGACTCTAAGGTATCAAACACTTCTTGGTTTTCTCTTACATACTCAACAACCTTTGCACGACCTTGTAGTCTCTGGTCTAGCACAGTATACCAAGCACCACCACGTTCAATGATTCCCATAAGTTCTGCAGTATCAACAAGGTCTGCAACCTTATCTACACCAACATGATCTCCTTGGAAATAGAAGTCATATGACCCACTGATAAACTGTGGTCCTGTCTTATTGTAATCAATTGTCCAGTTTACTGGACGACCAACACGCTGTTCAATTAGTCTGTCTCCAACAGATACCTTATCTTTAATAGAACTTGCTTCAGATTCTGACGACCATAACTTTACAATTGTTGATGAGAAAAACTTTACAGCCATGCCACCAGTTGGGATATGAGTTGCATGCATTCCACCAAAACTATTTCGTTGTTGTGAAATTAGAACAAGCAAAGTATTTTCATTTACATAGTTAAGCATTTTAACTGCGTGAGTCATATCTTTTGCTTCTGCACCAATTTGCTTAGTATCCTGCAAGTCTTTTAGTTCGTTGCCATCTTTTTCAAAATAGATAGCAGGAAGCAATGCAGAAATTGAATCAACAACAAGAATATCTACTCCAGCTTTCATTAAGTCCACTGAAACATCTACCATGTCATTAATTGTTTTAGCAGAAGAGTAAATTAACTTGCTAGAATCTACTCCTAGTTTTTCTGCCCACTCTGGAGAGTATGATGCTTCAGAGTCAATCCACGCACATGTCTTTCCAGCTTTTTGTGCTTCACCAATCATCTGTAAACAAAATGATGATTTACCAGCAGACTTATTTCCCCATACTAGGATCTGCCTTCCATATCCAAAACCACCCTTTAGTCCAACGTTAAGACTGAGGCTTGGTGTTGATTGTTTTTCTATTTCTACTTCTGTTGCTGCTTGAACCCTTTTTCTTGTTTTGGGGTCTAGCTTTGACAGAATTTCTTCCATTGCTAATTCGGTCATTTAAATGATTCTCCAATACTTCCGCTAATTCTTTTACTTCTTGATCACGCATAGATTCTAGTTTTTTAATAATAGAATACATTTGCTCTTCATCGTATCCTCTAATTACAAGCAACAATTCTTCGTTTACTCCTTCTAGAAGATATCCTCTTATTTTCATCTGTCTATTATATCATCCCAGTACGCCATGCATTTTTGGGCGTTCTGTATTGATATTAATCTTTTTCATTAAAGTATCTTCTAGTGAGTCTACTACATCTCCATGCATTCTTAGACCCTCATAAAGATCAAGAACACGGATTAAAATGTCAGCAAGTTCTTCAACTACCTCTTGTTCACCTTTTTGCTTACGAAGAGCCTCAAGCACTTCTGTAACTTCAGAATGAATCATTGCAAGTTGCTTTCCAAAAAAGATAAACGTATCTCCTACTGGTTCAGCATTTGAGTACATATAGTCCCAAAAACCTTTTTCTGTTGCATTCTTATGAATTTCTTTTGCTATACTATCTAGGTTCATCGTTCAAACTCCTTTACTGTTACGCTTCCTGATGATGTTGTTTGTAATACTGGCTTACAATGTGTACCTGGTTTCATATTGATTAATGCAGTTGCATACATATTAGGGAAAATTACAAGAGAGTATAACTCTTTATCTCTATCTGCCAATACTGCATTAGCCATTTTCTGACCACTCTTTGTCTTTCTTGGAATAAAACTAATTGTATATAGTTCATTGTCAGCAAGAGTCATTGTCTTAGCTTGTATATATTTAATAAATGGATCACTTAGATCCTTCATATTTTCTGCAGTTGCATATGCTCCAATTCGATTATCTGCAACTAAGAATATGTAAATCTTTCCTGGTTCAATTACTGTATCTGATCTATCAAAGATACCAACCGAACCTGTTTTGTCTACAATCTCAATTCTGCTCCAGCCGTCACCACGCTTAATAGATTTTACCATAGCCATTACAAGGAAGGAACCCTCTTCTGAGTATTCTTCAAGGGGTCTTGCATAAGCTTCAACCCATCTTGGCATGTCACTAGTAAACTCAGGAATGTTAAGGTACTCATAATAGTTATCCTTTTCGTCACCAATTCTTGGATTATCTGTAAACGCTGCAGCACCAACCTTATTTAATGATTCTACTGCTCTGTTATTTACTCCAGAACCTTTAGCCGTTACAAATTCCTTGAACTGTTGATAACTACTAAATGGTCTTTCAGCAATAATCTTGCTACCAATGTTTTCTGAAATAAACTTAATGTTACCAAGTCCAAATCGTATAGCATCTCCGTCTAGAGAAAAGTCAATGTCAGACTCGTTAATATGTGGAAGCCTAATAGATATACCCATACGCTTTGCTTCAATTAGATAGTCTGTACGAGTGTCTTTATCTTTTTCATTCTTAAGAAGAGAATACATAAATTCGTGTGGATAATATTTCTTTAACCAAGCCGTCCAGTAAGATAACATTGAGTAAGCCACAGCATGTGATTTATTAAATGAGTATCCTGCGTGTGCTTCAAAGTCATGCCATAACTTTTCTGCTTGCTTCTTTTCAATATGCTTTGAGGCACCAGTAACGAATTGTTCCTTGTATTGATCAAACTCACGAGCATCTTTTTTCTTACCAATAATCTTTCTTACTTTGTCAGCTTCTGCCATAGACATTCCACCAAGATGCACACAGGCAAGCATTACTTGTTCTTGATATAAGATACAGCCATAGGTATCCTTTGTAAAGTCTTTTACAATTTCGTGTACATAGTTAACTGGAGCCTTGCCCTTTTTACGCTTAATATATTCTGCACCAATAGTATTCATGGCACCTGGTCTAACTAGTGCGTTAGATGCAGCAAGTTCGTCAAAGTTATACACACCCATTTTAATCAAAAGGTTTGTATATGGTACTGCTTCTGCTTGGAATACACCTTGAGTAAACCCTGCTGTTAGGTCTGCATAAACTTCTTTATCATCAAGAGGAATTTCACGCAAATTAACCTTCTTCTTTTTACGTTCTACAATGATATCTAATGTATCGTGAATTACTGTTAAAGTTTTTAGACCAAGTGCATCAATTTTAATCAAACCAATATCTGCAGCCTGTTCCATATCAACAGCAACTACCTGTACTCTTTCATCAGACTGAGTATCTTTACGAGTTTCCATTGGAGCATAACGCCAGATTTCATCCTTAGAGGCTACAATACCAGCTGCATGCATTCCTGTTCCACGAATACGACCACGAAGTCTTTCAGCATACTTTACGACCTCTGGATATTTTTCACGGAACTCTTTACATGCTGATGCTGTCATAAACTCATCCCAAGTTTCAACACCTTTAAGTGCCTTGTTAACCTCAGGCAAAGGAACGTGAAAAGCTCTAGCAACGTCTCTTACAACACCCTTATCTTTGAATGTTAAGAATGTTGCGATAGATGCAACGTGAGTGTATTGGTCAGAAAGATATTCTTTAACTTGACCACGCTTACGATCTTCATAGTCTGTATCAATATCTGGAAAGTCATTACGTTCTGGATTAATAAAACGGAAAAATAGTAAGCCATACTTAATTGGGTCTACTTCTGTAATTCCTAAAGCATAGCAAACAAGAGAACCTGCAGCAGAACCACGACCAGGACCAACTAGGATATTATTATCTTTTGACCAGTTAATCATATTACCTACAACGATAAAGTAAGATGAAAAATTCTTTGACTTAATAATGTCTAGTTCTTCATTTAGTCTTGCAAGGTATTCTTCATTATCTGCAAACCCACGCTTGGCAAGACCTGTAAGTGCTAACTGCTCAAGTTCGTAATCTGGATCCTTGTATTCAGCAGGAAGCAAATCAAGGTTTTCTTTAAAGTCGTAAGAGCCAATCTTTTCAGAAATCTCAACTGAGTTTTCATATAAATCATCACGATCAATTCCTTGATCAATCATTAAGTCTTTAACATCTTTATGACCCATAAGGAAAATGTCTAAGTCCTTGAATGACATAAAGCGATCTCCATAAAGATAATCTAATCTTTCAATAAGGTCTTTAATCTTACGGCTATCTTCAAACTTTGCTTCTTTACGAATGTTTGGGTGTGTTCCAAGGATAAGCATAATTTCTTCTGCTATCCGATCCTCTGGAGAAGCATAGTGGCAGTCAAGTGTCACTGTACTCTTGATACCCATGTTATCTGCTAGTTCTAACATTTGATGATTTAGTTTTGCAGGATTATGTGGCTGTAACTCCATGTAGAAGTTATCTCCAAACACCTCTTTAAACCACGCTGTGTGCTTCTTAGCCATCTCCATATTGCCATTTTGAATTGCCTTAGCAATAATACCATTCATACATCCAGAGACAATTACTAAGTCTGATGAATACTTTTCTAGAACATCAAAGTCAATTCTAGGCTTAGAAAAGAAACCTTCGTTCCAACCAATTTCAGATAGCTTAGATAAGTTCTGTAAACCATTTTCATTTTGTGCAAGAACAATTAAGTGATTGTAAATCTGATCTTCTGCTCCACGATCTTTCTTTGCTCTCTTATCTAAACGGTCAGGCGTAAAGTATGCCTCAAGACCAAGGATTGGTTTTACCTTTGTGTCTTTGGCAGCAATAAGAAAGTCTCTATGACCACTAAGTGTTCCGTGGTCTGTGAGCGATAGGGCTGTCATCCCCACCTCTTCTGCACGTTTCAGAAGTTCTTCTGGTGAGGAGAAACCATCTAGCAAACTATAGTATGAGTGCGAGTGGTGATTGTGATACATTTTTCTCCAATAATAATGAGTGAGGGTGACAAGCAATTATAGCCCATCACCCTCACGATTGTCAACTAACTTTTACCAGTCAACTGATGCACTTGCATTTACGTCTGCATCAAGACCCATGAAGAATGCTTCTTGGTCTGAATACTTTACTTGACGTACAGCAGTTTCATCAAGATTGTAAAGGTCAAGACCCTTAAAATCAAATGGTGACTCATCTGTAGTTAGTGGGAATAGGGAGTAACTGGTTTGTGTTCCAGTTCCTGTTCGCTTTAATCTCCAAATGACATTTGTGATTGACCCTGTATCACCAGCATATTCAACAATTGTTGTTGTTGTTGGTGACTTTGGACCAACGCCTTGAGACCAAATAGCAACGTATGGTTCATCAGTACCCTCGTCTACCAACACGTTTGTGTAGTAGCGAAGACGAGCTTTCCATCCTGCTTTTGGATCACGGCGGTTCATCTCACAACCATAACAGCGACCTTCTTCGTCCATAGTGCATACACACTTACGGCGATAGTCCTTAGGGTTTGTATGTTCTGCACATACAATTGCTAAACCACGTTCTGTATTGTAATTTTTTGAATCTGCATCTACTTCGTTAAGAAAACGAATCTTAACGGACTGTCCATCTTCTAGCTTTAGCCAGCGAGCCTTTGGACCACTTTCGCTTCTTGGGCGATCAATTAGGTTTTTGATATTTGCTAAACCTGTAATACTTGCCATAATATATTTCTCCTTAATAGTTGGTTCGATAAGTGAACCTATCTGAATATTGTATCAGATTGACAATGCTAAGTCAAGTGATTTAATTTGTTTGTATGAATATAAGATTTGTTCATCTGTCATATCTCCAATATCTTTTACCTCATCTGGAAATTCCATTGCCAGGACTGGTACAGTTAAGTTATTGTTTAAATTAGCCATTAACTTCATTCCTGCTTCATCTTGATCCATAGCAAGGATAACTCTAACTGCATACTTGTTTAAAAGCTTAATTTGATTCTTTCCTAGATTTGCACCAAGAGTTGCTACGGCAGGAATATTAAGTTGCCATAGTCTAATTGCATCAAAGGATGACTCTACAATAACAATGTCTTTAAACTTGCAATTGTTTAGATTGAATAGAACCTTGTTTCTTGGTAGACCTGTAGAATTCTTAAAAGACTTTCCTTCAATTGAACGACCAACAAATCCAACACATATGTTCGTGTGAGAATAAACTGGTACAGTTACCATATCTTGTTTTTCTGAATACCCAAGCTTGAAGTGTTTTATTGCATCTGAAAGAATGTTTCTACGATTAAAGTAACCTAATGCTCTTTCATCCTGCATTAAAGATGAATGTAGTCTTGTTACCGTTCCAGAGTCAAACTCTTGAAACTCTTCCTTAACTTCAATATCTTTTTCAATAATAGAAGAGAAGTCAATGCTTCTTTCTGCTGAAGAAATAATTCTACTTGCTTCAAAATAATTTCTATTGGTAGTTCTCATAACAAGGTCTAGTAGGTTGCCACGCTCACCACAAGAGAAGCATACAAACAAACCTTTTTCCTTGCTTACTTCACACGCTGGTGTATTTTTATTATAATGAAATGGGCAGAATACTAGATAGTCAGAGTCTAACTCTGTTCCTACTTCGATTCCACAGACCTTGAGGATTTCTCTGATTTGGTCTGGGTCGTAGGACTCATTGGAACTAGTTTGTTTCCAATTACTCCTTTGTAACATTTAGCTTTTACCTTTCCTAGATATATACCGTACCATGTTATCTTAAAATCGAACGAATGTCCATTGTAACTTGTACTAAATGCTGGATCTAAATCAAGATGAGGAATGTAACCTTTGATTCTCATATATTCTTCAACAATTACTTCGTATTGAGCTCTAAGTCTTGGAAAATCAGCATCATCATAGATCTGTCCATCTATTGAAAAGTCTTTAATTTTCCTGTGTCCTGCGAACTCCATACATCCATTATATTGTACTAAAGACTATGAAGGATCGTCAATTTCCTCAAACTTTCCTTTATCAAAATCAGCAAACATAATAAAGTCACCAAGGAATCCATGGCGATTCTTTCTAAATGCACATTCAAGTGCATCAGAATTTTGTTTTCTACCCATAGCAAGAACCCAGTCAGCATCGTAAGCAATTTGTCTAGACCATGCTACCTGACCTAGTTGTGGCACAGATTCAAGGTCTGAGGCATCGTCAGGGGTCGCAGAGGCAATTGCAATGATAGGTACTTGTTCAGATATGGCTAAAAGTTTAAGCTCTCTAGAGAGATTCTTAATCTTAACAGTCTCGTTTTGACTTGTACCTGCGTTGTCTTGCATCAACTGCAAGTAATCAATAAATACAATATCAGGCTTATACTGATCAATCTTTGCTCTAATAACGTTTGGTGTTACTTCGCTACCACCGTCATTTGAAATAATCTTAAATGGCTGTTTTCCTACAACGTTTTTATCTGCCCAGTCTTTAAACTCTTGCTCATTTATACGACCAGCACTGATTGCACGATGGCTAAACTTTCCATCACCTGCAATTGTAAAAATACGATTACGAACTTCTTGCTCTGTCATTTCAAGAGACAAGATCATTGGCACACGACCATTTTCCCATGCCTTCACAGCAAGGTACATAGCCATCCATGACTTACCAATAGCAGGGTATGCAAGGAGGATACCTAGTTGTCCTTTTGATATTCCCATTGGCAAACAAATATCAAAAGCAGCAATACCAGTTTTAATTCCTACGTCACCATTCTTTGCAGCCTGACGAGTTTTTTCAAAGTGTGCAAGTGCATCATCAACATCAGTTACATCAATGTCTCTTACCTTTGCAGTAAGTCTAGAGATAGAAGAAATGTCAGAGTTCAAAGAACTCAATGCATTAGAAGATTGATTATCTTGAAGTAGTTGAGCAGCCTTTTTAACAGCACTTCTTAGTGAGTCATCAAGAAAAGTTTCTTTTAATCTATTGACATGATAGATGGTTGGTCCAGCATCTACTGGTTCAAAGTCACGAAACCTAGTTGCAAGTAAATCTTTATCTGGAATCTGCTTTGTTTCATTGTAATATTCTTTAACAAAATCCCATACATCTGCACAGCTTTTAAGCATTGAGTCAATGTTGTTTTCATATAGAACATGAATGTCTTTATTCTTACATACTGCAGAAATTACTTCTACTTCTTCACGCATTCCCATTAAAAAACTCCTGCTTCAACTTTGCTGTTTGTGCTCTACGCTCTGCTCTTAATTGTTCGTCTCTAATATTTGACTCATAAGAATTATACACTACATCAAAATTATTGAATAGCCAACCTAGTGGATGACCGTCTTTATTTAACTTAAAGTAATATTCAATACCCTTAGTTACTTTTTCTTTGCCATAGTCATCTAACAAAGATATGGCTCCCCACTTTTCTTTATACTTATTTAAAGATGGTTTTTTACCATACTTGTTTTCGTAACATTTTTCATAATGAGCAAGGATGCCAAAAGCAGCACCTACTGATTCTTTTGTCACTTACCAAGATCCTTTTCAATTTCTTGAACTTTTTCTACAAGCTTTGATGAAACAAATTCATAGATACGATCTACTGCAGCATCTGTGTTTGCATCAATGTCACGAACGAAATCATCTACACCAATGTCAATATGAATGCTTTCATAGTTACCTAGATTTTTTACGAACTTTAGATCTACCTTTACCCGTGTTAGATCTTTCTGTACCGATTTCTCCATTTAATTCACTTTCTTCCATTGATCCAACAAAGCCAAATGCTTTGTTCTTAGAAAACTCTTCTTCAAGTACAAGAACTTTAGATACGTTTAACCATCTATCTGATATTGCTAACAGCATCTCGGTGTCTGCATTTATTCTTGCCAATTCTTCGGCATAGAGTAAAGAGCTTGCTGCGTTAATTATTGCATACTCTTGAGTGATTGTCAACACTTCTTCTTTGTCTTTGTTTTTTTTCTTATGTTTACTCATATTCTTCAGCACTCCAAACTGGAACAAAGTTTCCTTCTTTCGTTCTCATATATAAAATTGGCTTCTTACCCAGGACAGCATCTATCTCAGAAACCGTTGGGACATTCTTTGACACAACTATACCATCTTTTCTTGGTCTACCACGATGAACATTTGCAAAGTATTCTCTTAACTCATAGATATTATCTTCAGAAAAGTAATATACACCACTTCTGTTTTCATATTCAACAATAAATGGTCTAGAAACATCTAGATTCCAAATGGCTCTTCTTATTCTATCTTCATGTCTTTTTAGAATACTAGCTACTTCACCGATTCTAAATGCTGGTTTTCTAAACTTTTTGTAGTCACTATAAGTATATTTAACTATCTTGTTTTGATTATAGTTAAGTGCGTGACAAATATTTGCAGAAGCATTAGTTCTAACAACTCTATGTAATTCTCCATTAAGGAAGAATATTAAATTGTGGTTTTTCTTGACCAACTGCCCATCGCTGAAAGCTTTAGGACTTCTCTTTCCTTTTTCCATATCCATACTGCAAAACTTCCTATATTTTGGGGGTGATTAAAGATCCATCTTTTTCCACATGTAA